TTCTTTTCGTCTTGTCCATCGGCAATGCCAATTGCTTCCATCAGTGCCAAATAAATGGCACGGTCACGACACCACTTTTCAGTAGTGTCTAGCAACCATTGATGATCTACCGGAGAGTCTGTGAATGAGTTACAAATGTCTCTCGTCTCTTTAATTTCACTCTCGTTTAGATCAGTTCTGTTCTCAACCTCAATATTTAGTGCTTCAGTTGTGATCGCAGATCCATACTTGACAATAAATTGAGTAATCTCTTCAAAGATTACTTTTTCACTCCTTTGTTCAAAATATGTTGGTTCAATAAATGGAATAACTTTGCGGGAATATTCCTCATTGTATATTAAATTTTTGAGAATCGTAGTCTCAATTCGTTCCATAGGAGAAAATTTGTTTCGCGGCAGCATCAAGTTGCTGCATTACTTCTTCGGTGAAATAAGTTTCAGGTTCTTTCAGAATCTGTTTGGCATAAACCTTTTTACCATTCATTTCATAACGACCT